CAGTTGCAACTGCAACTTTCGCATCATCTAAATCAACATCACCATCTTTGTCTAGATCAAAAGTAGACGTACCTGTGGATGATTTGCTATACAAATGCATGCCACCAGCCAATACTACTATTGCTAGAATAAAAATCAAAAATTCCATTTTGGTTTCTCCTAAGGTTAGTTATTATCCAAGTAAAGGATTCTTCTCTTTTGCCTTACCAAAGTTAAGAGCGAACAAGTCGATAACTTTGTATAGTTTAGCAAATAAGACGTCGTCCTTCGGTGTAGGTGTCATTGCAGCAACTGCTGAACACACTGTTACAATTACAGGCAACTGTTGTACAATTGCCCAGATTGTTCCGATTAGATCTAACATATTTAGTCTCCTGTTGACTCAACATCAACTTTATTGCCGATGTTGTACTTCGGCACTAGACTCCATAATGTCTTCTCTTTGAATGGTATGATTTTGATTTGCGATAGTGGTGCTATTGGTTCTTCTATTTTAGAGAGGTCCACAATGCTAATCAATCCCCATTCTGCTAATAATTTTGAGATAGAGTTTCTTCTACCTATATCATTCTCACTAATGTCTGTGTCTTTTCCATCTAGTTTGAACAGTTCTTTAAAGTGTACTATAAAATACTGTCCTCTTTTATGTAATATATGACAGGATTGAAATAGTGTTTTGTCCTTCCTAGAAGCAACACCAATCCGTGTCAAGGTTTCTTTTACTTTTAAAAAATCATCTGATTGTTTCAGTTTGATCTCTAGTAAGTCGGAAACCTCATTCTTTAGTTCTTCCATGGTTTATCCCACCTTTGTCCATTGTTTGATTCATTTTCAATATTGAATCGTCATCAAGGAGGGATAGATACTCTTCTGCTTTTTTGGAAGACACACCATAATACTCTTTAACGACATTCAAATCTTTTAATTCGATAGATTTTTCCCATTTGGAAAATCTTTTTCGCTGTCTAAGAGTATTTATTAAAAATTGAAACTGAAGACGATGATCCAGGTGGTATCGACTGTTCATTTCATTTGCGAATAACACAGCATCTTGGTGATATGATAATGCTTTGTTAGTTAGAAAAGGGTTGTATGCTTTCTCTGCAATGCTATCAGGCATCACATCTTGCTTGGTATAACTGACTGCTGTTACGAAATCAAATGGGTTCATGATGGATCAAATCCTGCTGTGATGTCTGCTATCACTTGATTCATTTTAATTCCGACTCTTTCGAGATAAGATTTCTTTGATTCATTATTGCCTTCGGGAAGAATGGTTTGTACTTCTTTTGTTGATAGATTCTCTCTAATAATTTTGCCATCATTGTAGACCACATCAAAGTATTTGACATCATCTTGTGGATATGCGTGAATCAGTTTGACTTTAGATGCCCATTCTTCAATCTCGATCTGTTTTCGTCTCTGTTCTACTTTATCTGAATGCTGTCCCATTATTTCTCGACCATTAATTTTCCATACTCTTCCAGTATATAGTTCGCACAAGCACGTGGTGATAGTAAACCTGATCCCCACATATTGACTTCTCTGTCAACAGAATCATCAACTTTCCATTGTTCTAAACTTGTTCCTTCAAGAACACGATTCGTGATGGTTGGGTCCGCAACTCCTATTGCGTCAGGTGGTATTGGATCCAACCATACGAACTTTCTCTCGGGATTTTCATACTGAGCACGAGCAACTAGTATTTGCTGTGCTGCTTTGCATGAAGAGATAGCAAATCGAGCAACTCTTTTGTCACTCTCTCTTGCATTTGGTAAATTCAAATTGGCAGGTACTGTACCTGATCCAAGATGAACTACTTTTGTATTGACCCATTGTAGATAAACTTTCTGAAACAGTTCTAGATATCCTACAACATTTGCTCTTAGCATTTCTTCAAAATCAAAAAGACTTTGTTCACCGATGGGGTTTCCTAGTCGACCTAGATCCATTGGTGAGGATGCCTTGTTCCATTTCACTGCACAGTTAAATGCTACATCGGGTTCTGGTTCTAAAGATAGTCGTTGGATTGAAACAGGATCAGTCAGATCTAATTCAAGCAAATCCTCTGTTGGAGTAGAGGAAGTCCCTTGGACATAATGTCCTAAGGATAGCAACTCATCATAAAGTGCCTTTCCGATACCTGTTCTCGCACCAACGACTAGAAATCTCATTTAAATGCACACTCCGACATAATCTCAGTTAAGCAGGCAACCAAGTTAATCTCGGCATCTGCTACGAATGCATTCTTATATTGATAGTCAGCAATCAACAATACTGCTGCTGGTATTGATTCTGCTTTTAGTTTACTCTCTAAAGAGTTAAAGATCTTTCTATATAGTAAGATAGGGTCTTGATCAGCATTTTGGGCAATCCATTTACGCATCTCACCCCACTTACGATTTTCCATGGCACTCATTAATTGAGCGATCTTTTCTTCTGCCATGTTGGTTAAAATACCTGAATCTATAACTCCAGAACTAGAGTATCTCTGTAGTTCGTTGAGTATCCTGCGGAAGTCTGGGAAGTGTTTGTTGACCAACTCTGCTACCACCTCCTTAGAGTAGTCGATTTCCTCAGTCTCTAATATGTGGCACACTCTTTTAAAGAATGCACCAGCAATAGCAGGTTTGTCGTCGTTTGCTACTTTAAAATCTATCACTGTACATCTAGAATGTAGAGGTTCAATAATCCTGTTCTTGTAATTACAAGTAAAGATAAATCTACAGTTAGAACTGAACTCTTCGATAAATCCTCGAAGAGCAGGTTGTACAGATTCAGGTGACATATAATCTGCCTCGTCAAGTATTACGATCTTAGAGTTTCCACCCAAAGATACTGTAGAGGCAAAGTTCTTAATCTTTGTTCGTAAGGTATCGATCAATCTTCCTTCATCGGAACCATTGATCACTATGTAGTCTGCACCAATTTCATTACAAAGTGCTTTGGCGATGGTAGTTTTACCTGTACCAGCAGTTCCACATAAAAGCAGATTGCTGATTTCACCTTTAGCAACAAAGTCTTTAAAGGTAGACTTAATGCTTTCTGGTAGCACTACATCTTCAATATTGCTTGGTCGGTATTTTTCGACCCAAATAAATTCATTCATAAAACTTCTCCCGAGTTAAGATGAAACAATCCCCACCAATTGTTTCCGTGATGCCTGCCCAGAGGACGGATAAGAGGAGGACATCTCCCGAATCAAACTGTTAAAGTCTGATTCTTTTTTAAGCATTATATTTGGAATCTGGTTCCAATGCTATAAAGTATTCTACATCGAGTGTTGAATGTTTAAAATGTGAGATGTTTTTACTAGATACAAACACATTGTAATCTCCATTCAACAGTTTAAGATTCTCGATCTTAAAATTCATCTTGTATTTAGTACCATCACCATCGGCAACGATTCTGCTAAACACATTAGAGGTGGTGTTCTTTTTATCTCTTACAGATAACCTTACCACTGCCCCATCTGATTCTAGAATCAAATCACTGACACCTAATACTGCTGATGCTTTTCCAACAGCATCTCTAACTTGCTGTGTTAGAGTAAAGGTAATCTCAGGTTCTGGAAAGTTAATATCCTTCTGAGGTGAGATAACAGTATTCTCTGCAGCAAAAAAGTAAACCATGCTAGAGTTAGCATCTGATATTACCACTGAAGAGTCACCAAACTCATATTCCGCATCTTCGAATAAAGATGTCGCACCTAAAAATTCTGAGAGGTCATAAATGGCGAAGTCGTTATAACTTTCAGAAACTGTTGCTTTTGCCATGATGTTTTTCATCGCAGATATAGTTCTGAATGTTTTGCCTTCTTTTACAACTATCCCAGAGTTGATTGTAGAAAAGTTCTTAAGAACCTCTCTTGTATTTTCACTTATCTTCATTATTACCTCCCAGTAAATCATGATTATGTACTGCCATAATGGCATAATGTAAGACTTTGAATAGATCTTTTCTATTCTTGCCATCTTTCTTTCCATATCTTTGGGCATATTTCATTATGTTGCCCATACAGAAACCTTCTCCGTGACCAGAGTCAATAATGAACTCGGTCGCTTGAAACTTGTTGAGTGAGTAATGTTCATCGTAAGTCTTGTTGACATATCCCAATAACTCCGCAATGATCTTATCTTCACTGTATTTGTACTTAGATTTATCGGGCAAAAACCCATCATCTCTTTTCTTAAACAATCCCATAATACTATATTATAAGTCCAGTCGCATATTCTGTAAAGGTGGTTTTGTAATTAAATACATCATCAATTAACCACTTAAAGAATGCTGTGTTGAAGTTGTTGCGTTCTACTCTATTGATATACATAAGAGGAATGCTCACAAACAATCCTTCTACCTTATCGGTAGGAATACTCATCCAATGATTGTTACGCAGTCTTGGTGCCTTTGCCTCGAACTGATCAATGGTATACTCTTTCATGT